TATGCTGGTTCTTACTACAAACGAAGCGGCGATGTGCTAGCGATTCGCTTTGATTTTAAAGGCAACGGGAACACGTTTGTGTTTGCCGAAGTTCCGCCTAGCGTATTTAGTGCTCCACAATCTTACATGATTGAGATTGCAGAATGGTCAAACAGTGGTGCTGATACTGGTCACGTACAGGTCAATGCTGGCACTGGTCAGTTTAGCATTTTAGCTTCCAAGAACAATCAACAATACAGAGGGCAGATACTGCTCATGGTTTAGAAAGGAAAACATATGAAACTATCTTTTAACTCAAAATCGCAGGAAATCGGGCTAGATGGTTCAGTTGCTGGAACACGGGTTGTTTTATCAAATAACGACGGTGGATTTCTTCCCGTCATGCTACCAGCCGAGAAAATCAGCTTGTCAAACGCAGAGCTGGAAGAGCTAGCGCTGGAAGTCGTGTATCGAGAGAATTTTCCACGACGTGCCGAAAACGAGAAATTTAATGAAATCGGCGAGAAAATCGCAAAATACGATGAAATGATTGAGAAAATGCAAAAAGCCATCGATGACTCGGAGAAGATGACAAAGTTAGCAACAGCTACGCTAAATGGCTTAATCAATCAAATGTATGCTGATGAGGAAACAGCAGATGAAACTGTTAAAGAAAATTAAAAACACAATTTTAGGAGGAAGAACAATGATGATTAATTACTTTGCAATGCAAATTGAACTAGGTTGGATTACTATCGAGACCGTGCCAAAACGTTTTCGTAAACAGGTACAAGAGCTTGTAGACTTGTCTCACGCAGGCTTGCAAGACGAAGATAGCGCCGAATAAGGCTTAGAGAGCGAGATTTAGGTATGGGAGTGTTTAGCAACATTGATACAATTTTGGGAATTGCAGTGGCAATTGTGACACTGTTTGCGTTCTTTCAGGGCAGAATGACAGCGAGTGAGCGACGTTTGACCGTGTTGGAAGAAGAAAACAAACACACGAATAGAACGTTAGATGATTACAAAGAACGTCTTAAAAAGCACGATAAACAAAATGACGTGCTTATCAAGCTGACACAACAGCTAACGAACTTAAACGAAAAAGTCGAAAAAATTGATAAAAAATTGGAGGAAGTCAAATGATTAATTGGAAATTACGCTTTAAAAACAAAGCTACATTATTAGCAATCGCAGGAACACTAATGCTTTTAGCACAACAACTTGGACTAAAACTTCCAGATAACATTGAGGACGTAGTCAATACTGTTTTAACTTTGCTTGTATTGCTAGGGGTGGTTAACGACCCAACAACAGCAGGAATTAAAGATAGCGAAAAAGCTTTAACATACGATGAACCGAAAGGGGAAAACAAATGAATACAGATGTTTTAATTAATTGGTTCGAAAGCCGTCGAGGCAAACTTACTTATAGCATGTACGGCTCACGTAATGGCTCAGACGGCACAGCAGACTGTTCTGGGTCAATCTCCCAAGCGCTAAAAGAAGCGGGAGTAAATATCATCGGATTGCCGTCAACGGTCACTCTAGGCTCACAATTGGCAAATAATGGCTTCTATCGTGTGTCTAAAAACGAAGACTGGAACGGACAGCGTGGGGACATTGTCATGATGTCATGGGGTGCTGATATGTCACAATCTGGTGGTGCTGGTGGTCATGTTGGCGTACTGGAAGATGCTAATACGTTCATCAGCGTTGACTATTCAACTGGCGGACAACGTGGCACAGCCGTTTCAAGTCATAATTGGGATGGTTATTACAACAGCTCTAAACCAGCTTATATCGAAGCTTGGCGCTTTAGCGGGTCAACAGCTACACAACCTAACACAGTTGTTTCTGGCGGTCGTAAACCAGACAGCAAGGCTTACTACCTAGCTAATCAGGTAGCTTTCGTTAACGGTATCTATCAAATCAAATGCGACTATTTAGCGCCTGTTGGGTTTGATTGGACTGACAACGGTATTCCTGTTGGTCTGGTAAACTGGGTAGATGAAAACGGAAACAACTTGCCTGACGGTCAAGACAAGGACTTTAAAGCTGGTATGTACTTTAGTTTTGAGATTGACGAGGCTCATATTGCAGATACTGGCGAAGGCGGATATTATGGCGGATATTACTGGCGTAAATTTGAGTTCGGTCAATTCGGTACAGTCTGGCTTTCTTGTCGTGATAAAGACGACTTGGTAAATTATTACAATTAAGCCAAAAGAAAAGCTCTAAGCGATTGCTTAGGGCTTCTTTTTTATCTATAAAATAAATAAGCGACTAGATACAATGTCATTTTTAAAAATCGTCAAACCAACGTATCTCTTGCCGACTTTAATGATTTTTGTTAGTTTGATATCAGCTAAACCGTGTATTCTAAATTCTAATTTAACAACTGGATACCATTTTCCGCAAAATTTTCCGTATTTGAAAGGATTTTTCATTTTACTACCTCGCTCGCTTTTGTTATATTATAACATAAATAGTATAATTAATTAGTTAACCTTTAACGCTCCCGACTTTGTGTTGGGAGCTTTTTTATTGCTGTTATAGCCACAAAACTAAAAAAAGTCCGTTAAAACGGACCAAAAAATTTAAAAAATATCAAAAAAGTTTATAAAAAGTGTTGACTACTACTATAAATAGTAGTATAATATATATGTAAGGTTGAGGGAGGTAAAAAAATAAAACCTTAGACAAGGAAACTACAGAAAGGAAAAAAGTTATGAAAACCTCAGAAATAATTGAGCTTATCAGTTCAATCGGAATTGCTTTAACAGGTTTTGGTTCAGCCTTAACGGGCGTAGCCAAAGTAATCAAAGCAACAAAAAAAGAACCTCAAAAAACAGCCCAACCAAGGAAGTTTAAATAAGGTTCTGTAGTGGGAACGGGAGCGAAAGCTCCCACACCTACTATGTTGAGTATATCATAACTGGTTAAAATTATGAAGTATTTTATTATTTTTGCTTTTGTATTCTTAGTATATCTATGGATAGCAAAAGATGATTAAAGGGAAGTAATATGATTGAAGTATTATCAAAACAAGAAATTTTAAACTTACTAACGAATAATTCACGTTATCAGATTTCTAAAGCAACAGGAATATCTGAACAGACGTTATCAAATTACGCAAACGGCGTTACAGATGCCGGGCGTATGTCATACAACAACGCTATCAAATTAACAAAATACGCAAAAGAAAATGAGGTAAAACTAAAATAAAAGGCGGTCTGATGACCGTCTTTTTCTTCCTATTTAATAAACAAATTTAATATATTTGATTGAGATGTTGATTGTTTTGCTAATCATTGGTGTCTTGATGCTATTATTTGTGCCAAATTTGAGTAAGCAAAAGGATGTTGTGCATGAAAAAGGAGATGCTGCTGTTGTGAAAGTTGTCGACAGTCAGATGGACCTTTATGAGGTGAAGACAGGCGATAAGGCAAGTGTTGATGATTTAGTAGACATTGGCTACATTACGAAAGAGCAAGCCAAAACCTATAATGAAGCTAAAAAATAA